TTGGGAGACACCTTCTAATAAAAGCAGGAGGTGTTGACATAGGCCGCTCTGCTGGGTGCAGAGAGCTTAAATTACAAACACCCCATATCCACAGATCTGTGTAGATTTGACCTTTCCCAGGTTATCCATACGGATAGGGAGGAAATAATCATCCTTGGAGCTTCGTAAAGAAGCCCTGACAGGACCGGAGTGCTGACAGTGTTAAACTGCAACAGCTTAGAGTGAACCTCAATCGGAAATGTTAGACGCTGAAGTTCCATAGGTATCAAAAGTGATGCCTGGACCTTTCTGGTCTAGTAACTTCTTAAGGTGAACCCTAATTGGTACTGACAAGGATAAAGAGAGAAAGTACTGGACTCTAGAGAAGAAATTCTCATATAGAGCAACCAGCTTAGGGACTAAAGCCCAATTCTCTGTTTATTCAACCTCATCTATCTAAAGATAACTTAAGTTAAGTCTCTTCTAGTACAGACCTTACCGTCGACTTAAGAGTTTGGAAACAATAACTCTATTCCCACTTGGGTTGGCACCCCACCTGGTGAGTAGTGGAGGCGGTCCGCAACGTGGATATGAACTTACTTATCTATTTTAATCTGCTACTAAAAATCAAATAATGAAATTAATACAAATACGGAAGTTAATCCCGATAGTATTAACCTCTTATTTAATTCTTAGTGACGAGTTAAAACAGATAGTTGAGTTATATCTAGATCTTTGAGTCCAGAGGGCTAAACACCGAGGTCTTGCTGATGCTATCTCGTATTTCAAACTCACGAGATTGGCATTCACAAGATACCTCAGTGGAAAGCCTCTGGAAAGTCTGGATGGAGTTGTGTTAAATGCAAGCGGTTTTCCAAAACAGCTTGAATTTATGCAAACCCATCTACTGTCAGTTGATAAAGATTCTCCTACATACTTTGAAATTTTAAGAGTATATAATACTCTATTTAGTATGGGAAGAGCCTTTCATCTTCCTGCAGTACTTAAATCTGACACGATAACGGATCCTTGAAAGGGAAAGCTTCCGGAAATTTCTGAAGCTACCCATCAGGAAATCTGTCGTCGTCTAAGAATTAAGGAGACTCCGCTTACTTTTAAATCTTTCCATTTTACTACTAAGAAAGGACCTAACGGGCCTGCAATGGCAAATTCTCCAAAGGATCTTACCTCATTATCTCAATCAACTATAGAAGATATAATATCTATAGGAGGTGATGAGCTGGGTTTCCAAATAAAGAAGGCGCACATGCGGACACCTATTAAGGGACTTTCTTTTGTAGAAATATGAGAAAGAATTTATAAGAAAGCTGCGCAATGACCTAGGAAATTAAGTTATTTCAGTGACAAGGAAGGAAAGTCAAGAGTTATTGCTATCCTTGACTACTGGTCTCAAACAGCCTTACGTCCTTTACACTTCCATTTAATGGATTTGTTAAAGAAAATAAGATCTGATTGTACCTTTAATCAAGGTAGTTTTATCTCAAAACTCCCTTCTTGTGGTCCATACTTCAGTTTTGACCTTTCCGCAGCTACAGATCGTATGCCTATTGTATTACAACAAAAGGTTATCGAAACTATAATTGGGAAAGACAAGGCTGAAGCTTGGGTCCGGTTGTTAACCAGCACTGAGTTCCTGGATCCCAAAGGTGGTCAGTATTATAAGTATAATACTGGTCAGCCTATGGGAGCGTATAGCTCTTGAGCCGTCATGGCTTTAACACACCATTACATAGTTCAACTAAGCTCTATAAGAGCCGGTTTCAACCGATTCTTTAGAGACTATGTTTTACTAGGTGATGATATTGTTATTGCCAATGAAGCTGTTGCCCTTCAATATAAGATTCTATGTTCCATACTCGATATGCCAATCTCTGAAGCAAAGACTCATGTGTCTGTAGACACATTTGAATTTGCCAAGAGATGGGTACATCGCGGTGTGGAGATCACAGGATATAGTATTGGGGGTCTCTTTGAAACCTGGAAAAGATATTCTCTTCTCCATGAGTTCATAGAGAATCAACAACAGCACGGTTGGACTCTTTCATTGGAAGGGAGACCGGGTTTTATATCCAGCATTTATGAGTTCTTTGGACGAGATTCTACTCGGCCAATTAAGCTCTATAAATGTTTCTACTATATAAAGAATATTACCGATTTGGCTAAGCAAGTCATGCACAGTAATACTGCGAAGCTTGCTAGGTCTGAGGTTAAGGTTAAGATCAATAATGATTTGTTCATTAGAGATCAGGCCAAAACTTCTTTTATCGATAACTCCTCTTTATGACATCCGAGACTCGAGATGTTATGTAGCTCTTTATTAAACTACGTAACTCAAGAGTTTGGGGTGCCGTCACTTCAACCAGGGTTGTTTATGCCCTCTACCTCTTCTGAGATAGTACTAGATTTAATCCAGCAGGTTAAGGTGGCAATAGTAGAAAAGGATATTGAGAGAGTCTTTTCAAATGTTGAAATAATTTCTAGTAAATTAGATCAGCCATTCTTGGAGACTTTCCCAGACTTGGGTAACCAGCCATACAGAGCCTTAAGAAGAGAATGCTATCCAGCAATATTTTGCTTGAATACTTTGCTTCGTCAACAAGTTGATTACATCGCAAGACTTTCGTCTAACGATGAATCACTTAATATTTTCGAACTTGGTATTTCTAAGTATTTTGTTGCTGATGAGATTCTATCCTTAAGAGCCGCGCACTCGATCTCACTTGCTGAGTCTCAACTGACTAAATGATTCTTATACCTAGTCAGATTACGTTACAATGAAATACAACC